CGTACCTATGTTTGGTTTTGAAACTTGCCAAGTAAAAGGTTGTCCTGCCATCAGAAATCTCTCCCGTTTACAAGGTGAGCCAGTATCTCAAGTTATTGTAAAGTAAGAGACATTTATAGATGTTTTTTATTTATTTAGTTCTGAATTTTGCATATGGAAGAGAACGAAGATAATCAATCTCATTCTGCTTGACCTCTAGTAGTCTACTATTAACTTCAAACCAAGTATAATTTCTCACCGTCCCCCAATGAAAATTAAGTCCAGTAAATCCCCATTTTTCTATTGAAAGTGTTGCAATTAAAGGGAATTCATCGTATCTTAACCCTTTTGTTTTTGCTGAGTATATAAAAGTATAATATTTTCCAACGTCAGGAACAAAGTCTCCTTCACGAAAGACTTCCATGATGGTCATCATAATATCATCTGGTTTTGTATACTTATATTCTTTTAGTTTTAACTTAAGTAAACTTACTCTTTTAGAACTTGATCCAACGTATTGACCGAATCCTTGCGCCATTATTTTATGCCTAATTCAGATTCTGTGATTATGCGAAACTTGATTAAATGATCATCACACCATTCTTGAATTGATTTCCATTTTGATTGGTTAACTGCATAAGTATTTACTTCATTAATATAGGTTTTATTTTTCTTTTTTCCTTGAACTGGAGGAACTGTTTGGTTTTTTGGTTTTATTTCTATCACATATTTTTGGGTCTTTCCATTATTTTCAAGAACTTCAATAATAAAATCTGGAAAGTATCTACATACTTTTTGTTTTACTGGATTATAATATGGAATACAAAATTCTTCTGATCCATATCTTAATACATTAGGTGAGCGATCACACCACTGCATAAATTTTAGTTCCCAACTACTTCTATACACTATATTTTGGGAGTTTCCAATATATTTTTCTGGATTTTTTGGATGAAAATATCCCTGATGATACTTAGAGTCACGAGGCATTTTTCCAACCTTTATGGGATTTTCTTTTTCCAGATAAAACCTGACCTAGATGTGTGGGATTTAAATTCAATTTTTTACATATGTGAGATATACAATCAAATTCAATTATTTCACCTTCTTTTGAAATTATTTTTCCTCCCTTTTGGAATTGTGGATATTCACATCCTTTATTAAGTGCTGGTTTTCCTTTTCTTTTTTTAGAAGATGTTTCTATTGCTTTACTCATATCCCTTCCCTTTGCAATTTCACTCATTTTCTTTTTTGTTTCTTCAGAGTGTTTTTGTCCTTTCATTCCAGGAAAGTGAACTCTAGTCACTATACATTCATAAGTTTCGGATAAAATGGTTGCTCCATTAACATTGAATGTTTCACACAATTTAGTTGTATCCCAAATATACGAATGTGTTTTTATCTTTTCCATATACATAATATATCAGTAAAAGTATTTATAGATAGATGCCAGCATCATTTCCAGTTAAAAAGACGGTATCTGATTTAAAAGCAACAATATTAAATCCAGCTCTCACTTCTCATTTCCAATGTTGGTTTAATCCGCCACAGTTAGTTCGCGACTGGGTTAATCAAAGAGTAAGTGCTGGAATAGGAAATGGATATAATGATGAGTTTATTTCTTTGTCTTGTTCTGAAGCATCACTTCCTGGATCTTCATTAGCAACACATGAAATTAATAATGATTTTACTGGCGTCACCGAAAGACATGCTTACCGAAGACAGTATGATGATAGATCTGATTTTACTTTTTATGTAGATCACGATTACAATGTACTTCAATTCTTTGAGAACTGGATGTCATATATTGTTGGTGAGCAATTTGCTCAAGGAGTAGAGAATACTAATTTTTCTTATAGAGTACAGTTTCCTGATGATTATAAAACAGTAATTTATGTCAAGAAATTTGAAAAAGATTATACTGGCAGAGTATTGCAATATAGACTTTTAAATGCATATCCTATTAGTATTAATTCAATACCAATTTCTTATGAATCGTCTCAATTGTTAAAATGCACAGTGTCTTTTAATTACTCTAGATATATTATTGGTGGTGGGGAAAATATTTCCCCACCACAAACCTCTCAGACACCAGAACAACAAGGATCTTCAATTGCTCCAGGAACACCTCAATTTCCGGGGATACCTAATGCAGAAGAATACTATGGACAGATTCCTCCTGTCGAATCTGGACTTCCTTATGTTGGAAGAAATATTGGACCACTTGCGCCTTTCTAAATAATCATACTGAAATTTCTATAGGTCATTATGCCTTTACCAAAGATCTCTACGCCAACATATGAGTTGGAACTTCCCTCTACCGGACAAGAAATTCAATACAGACCATTTCTTGTAAAAGAAGAAAAACTTCTTGTCCTTGCATTGGAAAGTGAAAACACAAAAGAAATCACAACTGCAATTAAGAATGTAATCAAGAGTTGCATTCAGACAAAAAATATTAAAGTTGAATCTCTTCCTACCTTTGATATTGAGTATCTCTTCTTAAATATTCGTGGCAAGTCTGTTGGGGAAGAAATTGAAGTTAATGTTATCTGTCCTGATGATGGGGAAACTTATGTTCCTGTGAAAATTAACATTGACGAAATTCAAGTTCAAAAGAATGAAGAGCATACTAATAAAATTCAAGTAGATGATAATATTGTTATGCAAATGAAGTATCCTTCACTGGATCAGTTCATTAAAAACAACTTTGATTTTTCTGGTGATACAAATATGGATCAGTCCTTTGATCTGGTCGCTAGTTGTATTGATAAGATTTTCAATGATGAAGAAGTTTGGACTTCGGGTGATGTAACTAAAAAGGAACTTATTGATTTTCTAGAACAAATGAACTCTGCTCAATTCAAGCAGATTGAAAAGTTTTTTGAAACGATGCCTAAACTTTCTCATTCTGTAAAAGTTAAAAATCCAAAAACTGAAGTTGAGAGTGAAGTGATTCTTGAAGGGTTATCAAGTTTTTTCGCATAGGTATGGTCCATATGGACCTAGAAAACTTTTATAAGTTGAACTTTGCTTTGATGCAGTACCATAAATATTCATTATGGGAAATTGAACATTTGATGCCCTGGGAAAGGGATGTTTATGTTGCAATGTTAAAGAATTATCTGGAAGAAGAAAAATCAAAGCAACAACAAAATGGATAAAGATCTGAACAACTTACTTACAGGAGCAGGTGACTCTTCAAAATCTACTCCTGCTTTGTATGAAGGTGTGGGAGAATCAGATCTTGTTAGTGAAGAAGTAGATGAAAGAATTTTAAAACTTATTGGTTTAGATGATGTTTTTGATATTGACTATGGAACTTATGTTTCTCTTTTAAAAGAAAGATTAGTTGCATCTAGAAGTTTTGATAAAAAACTTTCTTCCGAAGAAGATGAGTTATTGGTTAAAGAATTTAAAAGAGTAAAGGGCAAAGTAGGAAGATTTAAACTAAAGAAGAAAAATATAACAGCAGAAAGTATTGGTACAACTGGTCCTATACAAATCTCAAGAGACAAGTTTTTTCTTGCAAGTAAAGCAATTGTTCCAACAACTGCTACTCCAACACAAGAATCCTCTGAAGACATAAATGATATTGAAAAAGCACTTAATGATATTCTAAAAAGTTTAACCTTACAAAATAAAGAAAAGAAAAAAAGAACTGACGAAGAAAGAAAAAAATCAGAAGATCGTAGAAGAAGACAGAGAGAAGGTGATTTAGAAAAACCACTGTCTCAATTAAAATCCTTAGCAAAGAAAATCATTGCACCCGCACAGGGAATACTTGATCGTATCTTTAGGTTTATCAAGTTTACTTTATTGGGATATGCATTTAATCAACTTGTAAACTGGTTTAGTGATCCTAAGAATGCAGATAAAGTAAAAGTTCTTGGTAGATTCTTAAAAGATTGGTGGCCTGCATTATTGTCTGCGTATGTTTTATTTGCTACTCCATTTGGTAAGTTTATTCGCGTTACTTTAAAACTATTAAGGGGACTTATTCCCCAAATGGTTAGGTTCATTGCTAAACACCCTATTATTGCTGCTTCTACTGCTGCTGCAGTTGGTGCATATGCGATGGTTCAGAAAAATGAAGCATATCGAGATGAACTGAAAAAGACTGAACCTTCTATTGTTACACCAAAAGAAACTAAAGAAACTGGTAAAACACCAGGAACACCGCAACTACAACAAGAACAAGTCTTCCAAAGAGGACTTGGTGGAATGTTTAATGGTGGTGGATTGGTTAGAAGAAAATCTTTCTTTGGTGGTGGAGAAGTACAGAAAGAACTTGATATAAATCAGATTGCATTTGCTGAGGGTGGTGGAGTTGATGATAGTAGTGGGGTAAAAATCAAAGGTGCTGGACCCGATACTCAGTTAATTGCTGCTGCACCTGGTGAAGTAGTAATGTCTAAGAAAGCAGTTGATAAGTATGGTGCAAACTTCTTTCTAGACTTAAACAAAAAAGCAGGTGGAACTAATATTCCAAAGATAGCAAATAACATTCAACTTGCTGCTGGTGGTGGATTAATCAAAAGAACTATAAAGTCATTCCAAGGTGGTGGGATGGTTGGCGGTGCATTAAATCAACTTGGCAAATTTCTTCCAGGAACTGGTAGCGTCATAGCACCAAAATATACTGAAATGGGTTTCCAAAATAAGTTGCTTGGTATACCTCTGAATAGAAGAGTTGTCAATCAACAAGCAGGAGAAAGACTTTCCCCTAAAGCAGTTAATAGGTATAATCAAGCACCAACTGCTCCTAGTACTATAAGACCTTGGAGTGCTTTTGATTCAACTCAGGTCAGTGTTCCTAAACCAAGAGCAACTTCTGGTGGATCTTTTGTTGGAGATGCTTTTAAGAACTTCAAGGCAAATGTAAAAACTATAAAAGGTGCTGCAAAACGTCAAGAAGTAATGATGAGGGAAATGGGATATGAACCGGATGGATATGTAAATCTTCGTGGACAACCAATGAATCTTGGTCCACAAAGTCGTTCTGTTGCTCCTGGTCCTCGTATTATTGTATCAAAAACAACTTATACAGTTCTACCTCCAATTAAAGCGCCAAGTAAGCAACCATCAATTGCAAGGGGTTCTAAAATACCCGAGTTTATTATTTCTGGTAATAATGATTCCAGATCAAAAATTGCTTCTTCATTGGGTATTGCAGATTTAGTAGGGGTAGCATAAAATGGCAACCATAGATTCAAAAAAACTTTTACCTCCAAGTAAAGAAAGTAGTGCAATAGAGAAACCAAAGTTTCTTGTACCTATTAAAAGTATTTCTGTAAAAAAGATAACAGGTTCTGATTTAAAACCGGTAGACAAAGCAGGAACTGATGAACCTGGAAGTTTAGTTGTAGTTAAAAAGAGGATTGTAAGTTTAAGTAAGTTAATAAACAATAATCTTTTATTAGATCAAAGGGAAGCATCTACAAAAAGAAAAGAAGAAGAAAAATCTAAAAGAGAAAAGAAAGAAAAAGATTTAGAGCAAAAGGTTAAGAAAAATAATATTAAACCAGACTTTATAGGATCAATCCCAGGGCAAAGTATTTTTGATAAGATTAATCGTTTTATTGGATTTACTTTACTTGGTTATTTGTTTAATCAATATGGGGAACTACTTCCCAAACTTATGGAGTTTGGAAAAGTTCTTGAACCAGTTGGCAAATTTGTTGAAGGATTTGCTAAAAATATATTAAAAGGTGTAGTTGATTTTGTTGAGTTTGGTTATAAAGCATACGATCAAACAAGAGACTTCGTTAAACAGATTGGTGGAGAAGGCGCAGAAAAAACATTTGATGAGTTCTCAAAGAACTTAAATCTTTTATTGAATGGTGCTATTGGCGCTGCAATGTTGATCGTAAGCACTTCTTCAGGAAAACCAGGAAAATCTGGAGCACCTGGAAAAATGTCAGGGGGAAAACCATCAACTCTTCCAAAGAATGCAAAACTTTCTGGATATTTGGGAAGAGATCCTCAAACTAAACTGATTGAAAGAAGATATGGCAATGATGCAGCAAGAATGTATGAGGCAAGAAAGTCTCAAGGCGCATCAGTAAGTCGTGCTCGTGCTGATGTTGTTAAGAGATTTGAGAAATTTGAAGGACCACAAAGAGGACTTGCTGGTGGTACTGGAAAGGGTTCAGTTTTATCTCGTGGTTTGGGAAAGTCTGCAAATAGAGCTTCTCTTAAGGTTCTTGGAAAGACTGGAACTAGAATAGCAAGAGGTGCTTTTGGTAGAGTTCCTATTGTTGGTGGACTGATTGACTTTGCTTTCTCTCTTGCTATGGGAGAAAATCCAGGTAGAGCAGCAGCAAAAGCAGTTGGTGCTACGGTTGGTTCTGCACTAGGAACTTTTATCCCCGTTCCATTTGCTGGTACTATTCTTGGCGGCATTCTTGGTGATATTGTTGGTGGGGCAATGTATGATACTTTAGTTGGAAGTCAACAAAAACCCCAAGCGAAGGCACAAGGAGGAACTGTTAGAGGAAGCGGTCAGTCTACTGTTGCGCCATCAAGAAAACTTAAAACCAAACCAAAGAAAACTGCGCCCAAGATTCAATCGCAAAAAACACAACCAGGAAAAGATGCTGGTGGTAAATTAAGAATTGAAGAATTATATGGAACTGATGAACCAGGAAAGAGAAGTGCATTGAGAGCACTGAAGAAGAGTTCTGAAGATGTGAAAAAGATGAGTTCTATTAATGGACTCACTGGTGCAATGTTTGGTGCTGGTATTGATATGACACTCGGCCAAAAACCAGATAAGAAACTTGCAAAATCAATAGGTGATGTATTTGGTTCAGTAGTTCAGAATGCAGTAAATGCAGAACTTAATAATTCCTTTGGTGATATTTCAAAAACTATTGCAATGGCAAATGGTGGAGTTGTTCCGACAAGAGAAATTGGAAGCGGACTGAGTATTGGTGAAAGAATTGGTAAGTTTATTTCCAATGCCCTTGCGATTTCTATTGAGAGTTCGGCATCAAGAATAATTCAAAACTTAAATAGGGAATTGAATTTGGAAGGTGAACCTCCTGGAGGTGGTCCTGGAGGTGGAGGTGGAGATGATGGTGGTGGCGCAAGTCCAAGTGTCAGCAGTGATAGTGCAGATTTTTGGTTGTTATCTTTAATTTCTTTATATGAAAATTCAAATCCACAAGGTGCGTCTGATGTTGCTCAATCAATTTATAATAGAATGGGATATAGTGGAAGAACAGCAAGACAACTTATTCTTGCAAGAAATCAGTATGAACCAGTAGGAAAATTTGGATCCGTGTCAGAATGGAATAAAGTTGTTGATAAAGAGAGCGCATTAAATCACATTAAAAAATATCCAGGCAATTCTGCGAGTGCTTCTGGATTGGAAAAAGTTGCCGCCAACTTATTGGACAAGTCTGCTCAACAAAACTCTGCAAAGTGGGTTGGTAATAGACCTGATTTCAGAAGTGAATCTTCTGAAAAGTCTTATGATGATATGACAGATGACATCAGTAGATATGGACAAACCTTTGGATTTAATAGAGGAAGTGCTTATAAAGGTAAATCTCCAGTTGCCCAGAGAATTCCAAGTTTAGTAAAAGGAACTGTGTCTGAAGAAGGACCATCTGGAGTTAGAGGTAGTGTTTCTGGTCCAATAACTGTTGTTCCTGGAATTCGCGATCAACAAGGAAGACCAGTTATGTTTGCAAAACCAGCAGCTGAAGCATTTGCTGCAATGATGCAAGATGCAAAAGAACAAGGAAGACCTTTTAGGGGAAGTGATATTGCTAGCACTTATAGAACACCTGAGCAAAATAAAAGAGCAAAGGGTGCAGCAAAATCTTTGCATTTAAAAGGTCTTGCTGCAGATATTCATGGATCAACTGGATCTTGGATAAGATCGAATGGTCGTTCTTATGGATGGGTCCCTTATGATTATGCGGGAACTCATGGTGGACATTATGAGTTTATTGGTGGTTTTAAACCAACTACAAAATCAAAACCACCAAAAATATTTCAAATTGAATCAAAAAATAATCCATCAAAAGTATTTGATTGGAATAAAGCATCATTGTCACCAACTCAACCTCCTTCTACTTCAGTTGCTTTTGCAAATGATGATATGAGAAAAACTGATACTTCTAACACAACTTACTTTATTAAAGAAGTAGCCTTTGTTCCAATAGAAACACCTACACCAATTGTTTAAATAGTAGTACGGTAAATAATAACTATGCCTGGAAGTAAGGAAGCAGCAACAGCAAATCTATTTGAAATATCTTCAAACTCTGGCGGCAGTTCTTTTGACGTAAGAACTGGTGCTCCTAGAATTGAGTATCGTGAAAGTATGATTGATCATACTATTAGAATTAGTGCTGCTGTTGTTGACACTGGACAATCTGGACTTTCTGCCGCAGAAGCACTTAAACTTCAGGGAGGAGAAAAAGTTTCTTTTAAGTATACTGATGCTACAGGAAATGTTCTAGACTTTTCTGATGGAAACTCATTAAGATTGTCTCATAAAAACTTTGAAACGAGATCTTTTAAGTCTTCTAGTTTTATTGCACAAATTGTATCTAAAGAGTTCCTGGATAATAAGCTTCTGAAAAATAGAGTATTAAGAAGGTATAGTGGAAAAATATCAAAGTCTGTAGAGGCAATACTAAAGGAAGATTTGAAGACAGATAAAAGTCTCTTTATCAGTGATACCTTGAACAGTTTTGCTGACTATGGATTACGAAAAGAACCATTTGAAGTTATCCTTGAACTACAACCAATGGCAATCCCAAATGTGGAGGGTGCAAAAGGAAAGACTGCAGGATTTTTCTTTTGGCAAACTGCAAAAGGATTTTATTTCAAATCTGCAGATGAGATATTCAAGGGGAAACCAATCAAGAAATATATCTATAACTTTAAAGTTGACGAACAAATACCAGCAGGGTATGATGATAAAATTCTAGATGCAAATGCAGTAAGAGTTGCTGATGTTGAAAAGCAATTGGATTATAGTGCCTTTGGATCTACCACAGAAACTTTTGATTTTACCAAACTCGCTTATGAAAAAAATTCTCCTTTGATTGCTGGAGATGCTGGAAAAGTTTTGGCGGGATTGGAAATACCCGACTATGGCGACTATACTAAACAACCAACTAATTTCTTTGCTTCCCCAAAATCTATTGGTATGGCCTATGGAACAGGAGATTCTGTACCTCAACAATTAGAGAAAGCAAAAGAAGAAAATTTTAATGTTTCTGAAACAATAAGTCAAGCGATGCAAAACTATCGCCAAAGATTAAACTTTATGACTGAAATAAAAATACCAGCAGACTTTAGTTTGCACGCCGGTGATATTATTCAATGTGACCTACCAGAACTATCTTCAAAAGACACTCCAGTTAGAAGCCCCA